AACATAAATCTGTCAAACATCATTTGGTCTATTATGCCGAGTTCAAGATTGTCTCTATACATTTTCCAATGAGGTTGTGCTAACCAATTTTTAACACTCTCAAAATCACAAGTAAGTCCAATGCAAGGATATTGCTTTTGAAACTGTTGAAGGAACTCAGTCACACGACTGAATTCCATTGTCTGATTAATTGTTTTCATCTTAGTTATTAGGTTTAAGTTTGTTCTCAATGATTAATAAGGCACGTTCATTTGAGTTGTATGGCTTAATATCAAACTCTATTAATAAGTCTGATAAATCTGCCCATCTTTGTGTACATGTATTCTTCCAAGATTGACAAGTCCATTTTACACCTGTTAAATAACAATCTTGTTCAAGTTTGCATTGATTGTTTAATGTAATCCATGCTTGTGCTTCTTTTAATTTAAGCATTGTAATAAATTCTGATTTTTTCATGTTGTTTAAGTTTTAATTTGTTTCTGCAAATCTACAAAGTTAATTTGTATAAAAAATGCGTATTGTAAATTTTAACAAATATTTAACATTTCTGTATTTCTTTTTTTTCTAAGGAACCTATTTGGATATTACTTAAATCTGCAAACCTTGTTGAGCAGTACCCTTTCCAAGCAAACCCATATTTTGTCTTACCTTCATTATTTATTCCTTCAACAATATAGACAATTTGGTCAAAAACATTAGGGTACTGATGTAGGATAACATACTCTTTACCATTGACAACATTTGCACCTGGCGGTAAATTTTTATCGTTTATGCACGTTAATACTTTCATCTTAGGTAAAGTGTTTAACGCAATCCTGATGTATCATGAGAGGTATCTTTTTGTACTTTTTATACCATTGATTACAAATATAGAAAATCTGCTCTTCTATTTTGAATACTTCAACTACGTCATAGTGTCTATCGTCAAATGTTACAACCTGACCTATTACTATCATGTTTTCTACGTCTGTCATCGGTTCTTGTTTTTTTCGTTATTGTCAAAATCTTCAATCAAATTGAGTATATCGTTGTATGCTAACGATACTTCATGCGTTTCTGAGCCTCCTTCGTCTACTTCTGAGTATGCAAGTTCAACAATGTCTTGCATTTCGTCTGCTAAGTAGGGATGCAGTTTTGCTTGTTCCCAATAGTACCTTTTTAAGTCTGATAGCGTTGTCATAATTTTACTGATTAATAAGTTCATAAATTTTCTCTACACTTTCTAATACATAGTTAGTTGAAATCATGGCTCCTCTACTTTCAATTTTAGTTTGTAGCGTTTCTCTAAGTCCACTTTCTAAACTTGCTGAGGAGTCAATTACTTTTGTTGCTTTTGCGCTAATAATGGACTCAACTCCGATTAAGATATGTTCTCCATTAATTCTTGTTAATTTGATTACTAATTTCATGGTTTTTTTTTTAGTCGTTTTGGCTATAGTATTCTTCACATTCTAAATCTTCTTCTGCAATTTTTACTAATTCAAAGTAGTCTTCAGTATCTTCGTATCTTTCTGCAATACTTTTTGATAGTTCAACTAATTCAGCAAATGCTCTTGCTTCATCTTTTGATAAGTCTTGTTGAGGTAGATTGTTGTAACAATCTTGTAATGCTAATAATGTGTTTCGGTAACGGCAGTAACTCATGTTCATAATTTCTGTTTTTTAAGGTTAGTAATTGTTAATTGTTTTGACAAATCTACGGAGTTAATTTGTATAATCAATATATTTTAACAAATATTTAACAAAAAAAAAGCAAGTTATTTTTAACCTGCTCTTTAAACTTAATGTTTATGTCTATTTTTCTTGTTCAAGTTTTTTCAAGTTTTTTTCATAATTCTTGATATTCTTTCCAATTCTTTCAACGGTTGTTATATGTATTCCACGTTCTCCACGCAAAAAACCTAACAGTTGAAGAGGGTGTATTCCAATTTTCTTGGCTACTCCTGAGGGTGTATCATGTGTATTCTCAATGTGTTTTTCAATAACTTTGATTATTTCACTCGTGATATTCTCTAAATCATGTACGTCTTTAATTTTCATAGTTCTTTCTTAAAATGGTAAATCATTATCTTGTTCATACTCCTTAAACTGTTCTTCTTCAAAGTTAGCAACTATTCCTGATTGCGACTTTTCTGACGAGGACCTTTCTGATTTTGTGTCTTTGATTAAACTCATTGACCAAATCTCTAATGTAGTGAAATACTTTTTAACTCCTTCAGCATTGATCCACTCTCTGCCTTTAATGTTAATCGAACATTCTACTAAGTCATCTACTTGGTAAAAGTCTAAAATAGACGTTCTGTCCTGAGTAGCAGTCAATAAAATCATTTGAGGGTATTGCTCTAATGTTTCTACAACTATTTCTTGCTTTTGAAATTTGTCACTTACTTTTTGTACTTTGTTTTTTACAACAATCTTTCCTGATACTTTGCTCATTTTTACTTTATTTTATAGGTTAAATTTACTTTTTAATTGCTTCCATTCCTGTCTGCATTGTTCTATCTTATTTACTATCTGCATTTCTAATACATAATCTCTTTCGTACATTAACGTTGTTATCCTCATGTTTAACGGCAAATCATTTACCTTATGCAAGTCTGCTTGTTCCCATGCCGGTAACAACTTTGGGTTGGTTTCTATTAGGCAATAATCTAAGTATGCTATATCTCTATCGTATAACATCATGTATGCACGAAGTTGCCATATGTAAATTGGGTTATGAGCGTCTTCGTAAAACAGAGGGTGCGTTCTTTTAGACCAAGGCAACTTTATGTCTCTTACATATTTGTCAGTTACTATATCTGCTGTGCCTTTCATGTAATCATTGGTCGCCATTATGACGTTTTTCGTATAATTTTTGTCTAACGCTATATTTAACAAATCAATGCCTTCTTGTTCCTGAGTAATTCCTTTCTCTATTTCTTTTCCTGAAAGTTGTTCTTCATAACCTAAATGCACCTTTTTGAATATCGTCTTTACATACGTTTTTGCACCTGCTGATAACTCGCCTTCTTTTTTGCCTGAAGCCATTATATTTCCTAATGCACTTGGTCTTAACATTAATTCGTTTTCTTCGTTTAAGTATCTACTTTTCATTTGTCTTTTTTATTCGTGTTAAAATTTACCTCTGCCAATAAATACTTGACATTTCATAACTTCATCATTAATGAAGATTAAGTACTTGAAAAATTTTCTCATGTTGGGTTATTTATTAGTTCTTTGATTATTTCGTTTTGTTCATCATTTAACTCAAATGTGGCTATCAATGCTTCTACAGTGTATTCTTTGATTTTAATTTTATTTATTGCATTTAAGAACCTCTCAGAATTGATTGCACCTTTTTTCTTTACTACTACTTTGACAATTTCAGGTTTGTCTGCTATGTCATTTGAGTGCGTTGAGTCTGCGTCATCTATTTTACCTGTCGGAACTAAGAAGGCGTAAAGCAATGCGTATTTTAAGGCGTATGTCGTTGCTTTTCCTGCACCTTTGTCTTGCGAGTCTACACCTTGTCCATATCCACATATTTCAATGCTTTCTCCACTTTCGTGCATTAACAAGTATTTTGTGTTGACTTCAGTAAAAGTGCTTTGCTTACGCTTGACTCCATATTGACTTGTTTCTTCCCATTCTGCAGTTTTGGTTGAAGACAGAATTTCTATTGGTAGCAATACTAATCCATGTTTAATCATTGCTGAACCAATTACTTTTTTTACTTCTTGGTCGGACACGCCTTTATATGACATTTGTCCTGTTCCAACTACCATTGTTTTGTCTATGCCTTTGACGTCATTCATTACGCCTAAAATTGCTTTTGTTATGTTTGCTTTCATCTTTAGTTAAATTCGTTTGTCCAATTCAAAAAATCTCTATACATATCATCTTCTTCTTTTCTGATAAGTTCTTCCTGATGTGCAAGGCAATTTTCATGACTACCTTGATACAAAATTTCTCCGTTTTCTTCTTCTATTAAAGCAAACAAATCTATTTTGCTGTCTAACTTAATTATCGTCATTTTCATCTTTTTTAATTACAGTTAAACCTAATTGTTTACAGGCATAATTAATATGCTTTGAAGTTGTTGAAGACCACCAACCTTGTAATTCGGCAGTTCTGTCGTCCCAATTAATTTTTGCTACAAGCGTATTATACGATTGTACCCAATCTGTGTTGTCTTTGTAGACAATACTTAAATTCTGTTGATACTTGTCAAATTTTCTCATGTTTTTTTTGTTTTTGTTAGTACTTATTTATTTTGTTATGCAAATCTACAAATTTATTTAATATAAAACAAATTTATTTTGTTAAATTTTTCCTTCGTCAGCGTATGAGTAGTAACCTTCATCAGTTACTATAATATGGTCTAAAACTGTTACGTCAAGTATTTTACCACACTCGGCTAATTTTGCTGTTATTTGGTTATCCTGAGGGGAAGGTTTCAAATTTCCACTTGGGTGGTTATGGCTTACGATTATTGCTGAAGCACCTAATTTTAACGCCATTGTAAAAACAATTTTTGGATCCATAATGCAACCTGCTACGCCACCACTTGATAGTCTAAAAAAACCTAATACTTTATTACACCTATTAAGTGCTAAACTTATTGCTTCCTCAGTCCAATCTAATGTATCTTCATTATACACTTTTAACAACAAGTCATATCCTTGCTG